TTTAATACCAATTTGTTATAAGATATATAAAATCTTTACTTCCGTTGAAGAATATAATTTAGAACCTGAATCTGTTGATTACAGCCGTATGAACAGAACTAAAGTAGAGTACAAGAAAATTGTACCTCTATCAAAAATTAATGTTCCACACAATATATCCCCACAGGGATTAGCAATGGATCTAGATTTACAACTTTTGCCGAAATTCGATGGACTTGACTTTGGAGTCAAAAATAATGCCACCGATGTATTGGCTAAATGTGTGAATAAATACTTTTACATTATGTACTTGTCAGTAGGCGGTGAAAGTTCCTATATCAAAAGATTGGGACACGCCACCAATATTGAAGGACAAATTTTCATGTTCCCTTTTCATTTCGTTATGCTTGTAGCTAAATATGTTGAAGAAAGGGAAATAGAAAACCCTGAAATTATTTTTACGACAACAAATGGAAAATCTATCCTTAGAGTTACTTTACACGATTTTATGACCAAAATTAAAACTACAAGTTCTGCTGCTGATTCAGACGTATGTCTATTGAAAATCAGTGGAGCCCAAAAATTATCTAAAGGTCTAATATCAAATGTACTTACAAGGAAAGATCTACAAAACTTATGTAGAACTACAAGTTTCAATGCTATCTTATTTGGTACCAGAGCAGCAGTTAATGATCCAAATGCGATTTTTATAAACTCCAGCTATGTTACAACCTCTTTAAACAAAGGTTCCATCAAAGTAGACGCAGTATGGTCCGATCCAGGTACTGGATATGCTCTAAATAACACTTTTATGTATAATACAAATAGTGGTAATGGAGATTGTGGATCATTGCTAGTTCTTCAAGATGGAAATTATGAAAATAGAGTATTCTGTGGCATGCATGTTGCAGGAGGCACCAATTTTGGTGTATCATGCTCTTATGACCAAGAATCATTGCGTGAAACTATAGATGCCACTTATGGCAAACAAGAAGTTTTTGAGAAAATGGAACATCCACCATATTTGGAACAACCGACTTTAGTTCCACAATCAGGTTTGATTCCTCGCTACAAAATTTCACCATCTTTCTTTAGAGCAAGTCCGTCCAGGTCAAATTTACAAAAGTCTAAATTCCATAGTAAACTTCCCGGCAGTTATGCCTCGGTAGGTACATTACCTGCCAAACTAAGAAGTTTTACTAATAAAGACGGTACGGTTATAGACCCAGGATTATTATCTTTCTCTAAATATAGTTTGATTCCTCCACCTATTGATGTGGATAAGGTAGATCAGGCTATTAATTCATATGAAAATTTACTTATATCACATTCAAAAATTAAAACCAGTGAACGTGGAATATATGATTTAGAAACGGTTTTACATCATTTTGAAAATTTGAACAGTATTGCATCCAGCACCAGTTCGGGTTTTCCTATGAGTAATAATGATAAGACAAATTTTAAGAAAATTTACTATCAAGCTATGCAGGATGGCAACGCTGAGGCTTCGCAGGCAGCGTTGGCTTCTTTAAGAAAGGAGTATGATCGTGTAGTTGATATGTATAAGTCCAATATCAGACCATTCTTCGCTTATAAACAATGTTTAAAGGATGAAACCTTACCTAGAGAAAAAGTTATAATAGGAAAAACTCGCTTATTTAGTGCTTGTCCTTTTGTGCTTTTATGTCTATTTAGGTCTTATTTTGGTGCATTTATTAGTGATTATTTTTCTATGAATTTAAATATCGGTTCTGCTGTGGGAGTTAATCCCTACGGTTCTGATTGGGACTCGTTAGCTAGAAGATTGTTAAAATTTTCAGATCATTCGAGCGAATCAGTTATTGCAGCTGGTGATCAAGGTCAATTTGATGCCAGACAATGGCCCGTAATTCATAATGCTATAGAAGAGATGATCAATAGATGGTATGGTTCAGATAATCCTGATAATAAAATTAGGACTCAACTGTATCAAGAGATCGTCTTTTCAAGGCACGTCTATGAGGACCATGTCTATTTTTGGCATTCAGCTTTACCTTCGGGAAATCCTATGACTGCTATTTTGAATACGATATATAACAACGTTTTATTCCGTTTGTCTTGGATTAATGCTGGCTTAAACATAGAATCATTTAATGATAATGTGTACGTCTGTATTCTCGGAGATGATAATATATTTTCAGTAAGCAAGCCTTATAGGGAACAATTTAATGAATTAACATTACCCACATTGATGGCTGAAACTGGCAATAAATATACAACAGAATTAAAAGGTGAAGCGATGTACGCTTTTAGACCTATTACTGATGTTGAATTTTTAAAACGTTCTTTTATAAAAATAGAACACCTAAACAGATGGGTAGCTCCCCTTAGAGAAGAAGCTATAGCAGAAATGCTTAATTGGACTCAAAAAGGTAGAGAAGGAGCCCAAATCAGTTTAGACAATTTAGTTTTCGCCATAAGAGAATTTTCTCTCCATGGTGAACAAAAATTTGAGTACTGGAAGAAACATCTTTTAGAACTTAAACAAGAGGTTTTTCCACACATGAAACCTCACGGCGAAATTCCGTTAAAATACAATTTATGTTTAGATGCCGTATTGAAGTTAAAATACGAATTCTAATGCTTCGAAAGCAACTGGTCATGTGATCTTTAATTAGACAAATTACGTTAGAATAGATAATGTCTTTTTAATTGCTATGATTCAGAATGTCCTGCC